CATCCTCTCAGCTAGATGTAGTGGCTTGGTGCAGTGAGTCATCTATCTTGTGTCTCACCAATCATCTTACATTGTTCTGTTTCAGTGATGAATAACTTTCTCTATTACCAGGCAATTGTATTCGGACCAGCTACCTTAGGGTTTGGGAGTTCTATCTGGGCTCTGCCCCCCGTCCGACGGCGGTTCCGTCGGCAACGGTTCCCCACGTCCGGTAACAGGACGCACGGGGGGGCTGTGACCCCGCGCTTCGGCGCCAGTCCTCGCCTGAACAAGCCCGAGTCTGGATGTCGGGTTGAGAGCGAGTCGTAGGAGGAGGGTTCCTGTGATCCCGAAAGCTCGTTTCTCTTGTCACAGTCAACCACTACAATCATGGCCAACGCACAACCCGAGCGTTTCCCAACTTCGGCCGCCAGTCCGTTAACTGGCACACTCGCCGACCCCTCCGGGGGTCAGATCCAGGCCGCCAACCAATTCCGTCGCTATCGCGCGGGGGTTTTTGGTAGTGTACTGGAACACGGGTCTCCGACCCACAAGGCCCGGTCCATCTTTTACGAGGTGGGCCGTCGCTACAACACCGGTGGGGAGGCTCTCGCCCCTCCGCCTGAGGCGGCAATCCCCCTCGACTGCAGCATCGACATAAATCCGTCGGAGGCTGCCAGTTTCGAGGGTCTCGCCCGCCGATACTCCAACTTCAGCCCCCAGTGGGTGAAGATGGATCTCGCCGGAATGGTCGAGAGGCTCGCCCGCGGCGTTGCCGTCTCTACAGTGTACGGCGACACCAACGCAACTGCCCTGCGCGGTGGGCGCCCGGTGCGCATTGTCGCGCTAGGTACCCTCGACTCCCCCCAGACGGCGTCGATTTCTAGCGTCTTCATCCCGAGGACCGTCGATACCGTCGGCAACGACGCCGTCTTCGCCGTGCTGGCGGCGGCGGCAAACGGATGCGGAGCCAGCGTCACTACGGACGTCCTGCGATTGGATGCTAACACCAATCAGCCGATCGTCCCCAACGTGGCGGGCAGCGCGTTCGTCGGCGCGTGCGTCGAGGCACTCAGAGTGCTAGGCGCTAACATGGAGGCGTCTGGCGGAGGCGATGTCTTCGCCTACGCCGTCACGCGGGGTATACACTCCGTTGTGAGCGTCGTCTCGCACACAGACGAGGGAGGGTTTATGCGCAACCTGTTGCGCGAAGACACCTTCCGCGTCCCTTACGGCGGGGTGAACCAAGCTCTCCGGCACTACCCCGCGCTTCCTGCCCTGGCAGCGACGTCGCCCAGCGCACAGGCAGCGTGGGTCGACGCCATCGCCCTCAAAACCGCGGCGGCCGTAGCTCACTGTGACCCCCTAGTACCCGGTCGCGGTGGTTGGTACCCGTCGGTCTTCACCGCTGCCCGCGGCACACTGGAGCCGCCCGGCACCGTGGAGGACGGTGTCACCGACGCCGATGCCAGGTCGATCGGGGGCCAGATCGCCAACGACCTCGGCCGCTTCGCGCCCCTGTACATGCGGGCCCTGACGCACCTGTTTGGGCTTACGTCAAACTCGGGGGTCGCGGAAAGCCACTTTTGTACGGCTGGTGCGAAAGCCCTCGCTCAGACGGGCGCAGTGGACCGGCACCTGCTCCACAAGACGGTGGCCCCCTACTTCTGGGTCGAACCCACTTCTCTGCTCTCGGTCAACGAGTTCGGAACCCTCGCTGAGGCTGAGGGCTTTGGAGCGAAGGTGTCTGTCGGGCATGAACAGGCCTACAGCTGCTTCGAGTCGTTCCGCCTGTTGGAGAAGGGGTCGACCGCCAACAACGTGACCGTCGCATTCAAAATGCGAACTGCGAGAACTTCGGCGCTCGTGTCCCTCATGGCAGCCGAACCCGCCCCGCTCAACGAGATAAGACTGTATCAGTTTGATGAGTCCTCAGTGACCCTCCCAGGTGACCAAGGGCCCACGGTCGGGACAGTCGCTGCCAAACACGCCAATGCCGACCCAATCTCCAGTTACCTTTGG